CGGCTCCAAGATCGGCAGCATAGGCTGAGAGTGCTGCGGCCCGAGCGTGACAGGCGGCGACGGAATCCTCGCCGGGGCTACCGGCGGCGTAGGCGGTGAGCTGGTCGCGCAGCCGACTAGAGTCGAGACTAAGAGCGCGCAGGCGGGAAGCCTGCTGGGTGATCGTTGTGCGTGCATTAGATAACTCCGAGGCCTGTTGATCGACGGTTGATTGCCAGCGCGCCTCAATCTCGCGCTGGCGGGTTTGCTCAAGGGCGATTGCCCGCTCAGTTGCAGCGGCCGCCTGGGCGGCTTTGAGGCGCCACCCGTCGGCTTCGTGGCTGCGACCGAGCCAGTACGTGCCAGCGAGCAACGCGACGACGGCGACGGCACCGGCTACCGCGAGGGCGGTTCGGAGGCTTGCGAGCGGTACGGGTAGGCCGGGGATCATTGACGGACTCCTTTATGGGCGCCGGTTGTTGCGTTTTTGACACTCCGGCATTTTGTTGTCGATACCCCTTGACAATGCGCACCCGGTGCGTATGATGCTGGTCATGGATGCAACGCATCCGCCGCTCCCCTGGATCAGGGGCTGGAGAAAAAAATGCAAATCTCTATTGGCACGGCAGCACATTTAGCTCTTAATGGCCAGCGGTGCGATCCTCTTACCGAGGCCATGAAAAGTGCCATCGGGTCCGAGCGGATGCGTGACCCGGCCTATTCTCCGACGCAGGCGGATATTGATGCAATTGGCGCGACCCTCGACGTTGCGTGGCGCGAGATGAACGAAGAAGACCCGAGGCAGATTGGCACAGTTCAATGGCACGGGGGCGTTTTTACGTTGCAGGACTTCCACGATCGTCAGAATCAGTTTCTTGCGGCGCGTGAGGCCATCAAAGAAGTGGCGCACCTAGTCGGGTTGTATCGGCCGGCATCTCATCAGGTCGAGTGGCCCGCATGAAGGCTACGTTAGCGCTGGAGTACATCGGGGAATCACAAGACGCGCTCTTAAAAATGTATTCCATGATTATCGATCAGGTCAAGCCTGGGCTTGGCCGGCGCGTAGTCGGGAACGCTCGTCCGCGCAAACCGTGGGTCGCGCGCATTGTCGGGCGCGACCGAAAATACGGCTGGACTCGCGAGTTTCTGCAAGCCAACTGGCAGCGCAAGCGCGCCAATTCAACTCACTCACGAGGAGTCGAGCTTTGGTTTGTTTTGGATTCGGGCAATGTCTACGAAGTCAAGTCGCCGACGAGCTGGCGATCGTCCGACCGCTATTTCTGCATCGTCAACGGTGAAGGTGAGATTCAGCGCATCGCAGAGTCGGTGATCGAACAATGGCTAAAAAACCACTAGGCATTGACGTTTTGACGGCGGCCCGGCAGCGAATCGCAGCCGTGTTTGACGACTTCCCGCGCATTTACGTTTCTTTCAGCGGCGGCAAAGATAGCGGCGTGATGCTTGAGCTTGTGATGCAAGAGGCAGTGAAGCGCAACCGCCGGATCGGCTTGCTATTTGTCGATCTGGAAGCGCAGTACCGTCTCACCATCGACTACGTCACGCAGACCTTTGAGCGCTACGCCGAGCACATCGAGCCGTATTGGGTTGCGCTGCCAATTCACCTGCGTAACGCAGTCAGCCAGTTCGAGCCGCAGTGGGTTTGTTGGCAGCCAGGACGCGAGGCTGATTGGGTGCGGCAACCCCACGCTAGATCAATCACCCACGAGGGTTACTTTCCTTTTTTCCGGCGGGCGATGGAGTTCGAGGAATTTGTGCCTGCGTTTGGGCAATGGTACGCACAGGGCAAGCTGTGCGCGTGCTTCGTCGGCATTCGCAGTGACGAGTCGCTGAACCGCTACCGCACGATCGCCGGCCGCAAAAGCACGTTTGATGGCCGGCAATGGATGACTTGGTGTGGCGACCACCTATACAACGCCTACCCGATCTACGACTGGCGCACGGAAGACATCTGGACTTACAACGGCCGCTTTGGCGCCCCTTACAACAAACTGTACGACCGCATGCACCAAGCCGGTCTAACGATTCACCAAGCGCGCATCTGCCAACCTTATGGCGACGATCAACGGAAAGGGCTTTGGCTCTATCACGTAATAGAACCTGAGACATGGGGCCGGGTTGTTGCGCGAGTCAATGGCGCCAATCAAGGCGCCCTCTACGTGCAGGAGTCGGGCAGTGTGCTCGGCTATCGCAACATCAGCAAGCCCGGCCATTTGAGCTGGCGGCAGTTTGCCGAGTCAATTCTCGCCAGCATGCCGCCATCAACAGCCGAACACTACAAAGACAAGATCGCCGTGTTTTTGATGTGGTATCAAAAACGCGGCTACCCGCATGGAATTCCCGATGCCGGCCCCGTCGCCGACAAGGGGCAGCCATCGTGGACTCGCATATGCAAGGCGCTGCTTAGAAATGACTATTGGTGCAAGGGGCTGTCGTTCAGTCAGCACAAAACGGAAGCGTTTTCAAAGTATCAGCAACTCATGAAGCGACGGAGAAGCCAATGGAACTTGATCTAACTGCTGCCGGCTTAGTTGAAGAGGCGCGCGCGTTGTTTGCGCGCTTCGCCGATTTAGACAATGACAACCGCATTGACGCGATCAACGCCATCAGGCTTGCCCTGCGCGAGCACTCGCCGATGAAACGCGAGCCGGTGGACTGCGTGCTTTGGGTTCGCGCGGAACAATTGCATGCCAATGACTACAACCCGAACAGCGTGGCGCCACCCGAAATGCGGCTGCTGCAACTGTCCATTATGGCGGACGGATACACACAGCCGATTGTGGCGTGGCCGGATGCGGAAGGCAGTTACGAAGTCGTTGACGGCTTTCACCGCAACCGAGTTGGCCGCGAAGTCGGCGCCGTTCGCAAACGGGTACACGGCCGCCTGCCGATTGCGGTAATCAACACAGAGCGCACCGGCAAAGAAGATCGAGTCGCGGCGACTATTCGGCACAACCGGGCGCGGGGCAAACATCAGGTTGACGCTATGGCCGATATCGTCATTGATCTGGCGCGGCGCAACTGGAGCGACGAAAAGATTGCCACCGAACTCGGCATGGAGCCAGACGAAGTACTCCGACTAAAACAGATCACAGGGCTGGCCGAGCTTTTCTCCGAGCGCGAGTTTTCGCAGGCATGGGGGGCAAGCCATGGTTAGTGACAAAGTCGTAGCTGGCCCGACCGACATCCGCGCCGCCCGCAAAGCGGCCGGACTGTCGCAAACCGCCGCGGGCGCTCTCTGCCACCGCTCCCTGCGAGCATGGCAAGCCGTCGAGGCAGGGGATAGGACGCTCGACCTGGCCGCGTGGGAGCTTTTTTTGCTCCGGACGGGGCAACACCCTAGCCACAAGCTGTGCGCGCGTCCTGGGGCATCCAGCGCGTCACGCAACGCGCGTCCCGCTGCCGTCAATCACCAGTTTTTGCCCCCGCCCGCGCGGGTCAAAGCTAACGTGTACCCACCCGCCTCGGGCGCTGCCCGCAAACTCGCGGATGATCTGGTCTGCCCCCATGTCTAGGGCCAGCGGCGCGAGCAAGTCGAAAAGCTGCTCGGTCGATCCATAACTCGGGGCCACGAAGTCCACGGCAAACCCCTGCACGTGGGCGCTGTTGTCTCGGCTGCGCAAAGCGCGGTTGAGGTCTAAGCAGCGATACCAGCTTGTGACATGTACCGGCCGGCCGACAAACTTGCGCAGCCTGTCCATTTTCGCGGCCGTCGTTCGGATGTTCACGCGCACCGAAAGCGGCGGGGTGTTGTCGATGCCGAGGCGGATGGCGGTTTCGCTGTGCGTTGCTTCCGACCAGGTGAAGTGCTCACTGAGCGGGTCGATCATGTCGCTCATTGCGTGCTCTCGGTGCCGCGCTGCTTGCGCCAGGTCTCGATCCCGCCCACCGCCGCGAGCGTGGCAGTCCCTGCCGTGAGTTGCTCCCAGGGCACGATGGGCGGCGCGGGCCACTGGACCCCGGTGGCGAGCGTGAGCAACGTCGTCAACCAATACACGATGGGCCACGCCACAAGCTGATAGCTATAGGCAGCGAGGATGGTCAGCGCGATGCCGCGCTTCCAGTTTTCGACGGTGAGGAAGCGCATGCTATCGCTGCATCCGCTGGGCTTCGATGCGCTCGACGCGGGTCGACAGCGCGTTGTGCTGCTGCTCTGAGACTTTCCGGTCGCGCTCCATTGCGACGAGGATCGACTCGATCTTGAGCTGCATTGCATGCTGGCTGCGAAGTGCGTCATCAATGGACGCCTGGCCTCGCAATAAGATCCAGCAAAACAAAGCCGCCAGCGGAGCACCGATCCACTGCGCAACCCGCACCGCGGTTTGCATGCTGTGCTCATGCTGCGCGAGTTTTGTCCGTGCCGCGTTGACCTCAATTGCGATACTGCGCAGGCTCTGCGTGAGCGAATGCACGTCGTCGCCTACCGCCGTGCGGATAGCCTCGGCCACACGGCGCGTCTTGTCGTCAGTGTCGTCGATCATCTGAGCGTCACACAGTTATGGCGGATGGACCACGGCAGACCGTCGCGCAAGAGCGCGGCGTCGCCACCGAATGGGCGCAGCTTAAAATCCTGCCAGCGTAGGCTGGGGTCTTCGACCAGGCAGCCGCGCACGCGGTCGAAGCGGTAGCCGGTGCCCTCTTTGAACCAGACGCACCCGGCATATGGATGCACGAGCAAAGCGGCGATGACCTTCCACGCCGTGCGGCCCCGCCGCTCGAACCCGACGAACACACCATCTGTCGAGTACGGCACTCCGGGCAACCTAGACCGACGAGCCGAGCCGACAATAAACAGCAGCAGCAACGCGCCGCACGCTAGAGCAACAACGGTGCCGACCGGCCAGCCGGTGAGGGCGTCGCAGGTGTCCTGAGTTAACCGGAGGCTTGCGCCGGTGATGCCGTGCATCGTTTGGCACACCGCGACCTGACTCGATTCAACGGCGCCGACTGCAACCACTACAAGCGCGGCGGCGCGCGCTGAAACGCTTAGAGACGGCTGGAGAAGTAGGCCGGCAATCACCGCGTAAAGCAGTACCCGCTCGACTCCACTCAGTGCAGCGTCAGCAACGCGCGGAGACCAGCTCCAATCGGCAAACATGTAGTAGCCGTGATGACCAGCCAAAACGGCCAGCAGCAGCACGGCCGCAGCCGCGTATGCGCGCATTAGTTGGCGCCAGCCGGAGGCGGGGGCGGCGGGTCGTCTTGCACTGGTCCGCCGCCGCGCAAGGGGCGTAGAGCGTACTTGGGCGCCACGAAAGACAGCGACTCCGGGGCGTAGGGATCAAGCCGATTAGCAACCCGGCGCAGAATGCTGGCAATGCGCATGCGGATGCGAGTCATCATGTTTGGTCTCCGTCTATGCCTGATCGGCGGTTGCTCGAACGATGTTAGTGCCGTCCGAAAATATGATAGCGCGGCGCGCGTTCGCCACCGTGATGCCGGTGCCGGTTGCTCCGATAAATCTCAGAGACTGCGCTCCGGTGGTCTCATTACTGACCGTCCAGATTTGAGGGGCCAGCGGGACGATCACGTCTCGCGTAGTGGTCAGGCTGACCGCGCTGGTAAACCTCAACACCTGATTGCGCGCCTCGGCTGCGGTGAGCGTGATATTCGCGTCCGCGGTCATGCTGCGGCTGAGCAACCCAGCTACATGCAGCGGCTGCACCCAGGCCCGCCGGTCCGTGTAACTCGTCACAGCGACCGCGCTTGTCACCACTTCATAGAGTGGGATTCTGCCTGCCGTGAATCCGGCGGTGTTGCTCGATACCGACCCCGCCCTGGTTGCCTCGACAAAATTCGTGGCGCTGGCAGTTAGGGCAAGCGACGAATTATTGATTGCCGTCAGCACTCCGTCGACCAGCATTTCGCCGCCATAAAAGCCCCAGGTCAGCAGACCTGTCGTAGAGACTCGACGGCCGAATAGGATAGACGGGCTTGATGCGTCAAAGTAGCCATTGGCCGTGACTTCCTTTTGACTTTGTCCCTCTACGATAAAGTCGGGGACGCCGCTTGATCCACTTGAGTCAGCCATTAGTAATCAATCCGCAGGTTGTCGAAGAAAACGCTAGTCGCGAGAGTGGAGTACAAGGCGAACTGACCAGCGCCGGTGAAATTGATGTCAGTAACAGAGATGCGCTGAATTCCGTTGATTAAAACTCTATGCAGGGTTCCGCTGACCTCAATGCGCATACGGAATGTGCCAACCGTTGGGCCAGTAATCAAAATTGAAGCCAGATCGTTTTCTGTGCCGCCCGAAGTATTGTTGACGCCTCTTTTTAGATCAAGCCGAATACCACCAGTGTCCGGAATGAACATGGCTGCATACGCATACGAGCCAAAACTACTAGACCATGCAGTTGTCCTGTAAATCACCCCTTGCCACCCAGCTCCGGTTTGATTTGTGCAGTCCACCTCTAGCGCAAAATCCGCGGCGCCCAAGGCCGTGTCCAGTCGGCTCCAGCCTCGACCAAATGATCCAGCATTAAGCGCATAACGCAGACTATTAATTGAATGAGTAGGCGGTCCATTTCCAAATAGGGTATGACCAGCTAACGAGCTGTCGTTCCAATCGCGAGTGAAGGGCAAAAGCGAAGCGCTGATTACGGCGTCTGCAATTTCCCCTCGCCCGTACCTACTGGACTTCTGCCATACTTTTAGGCGTACCGTCTGCCACGGAAAACTGGTCGTTGCGATTTGCGTTTCGATGGGGATCTCCCATGACCGCCGCCCAATCAAATCGGGCAGGTAGAAAATCCGAATGTCTCCGTTGGCAGTTGTTACCTCCACGTCGTAGACCTCTTTGTCCTCGTCGAGCGGAACGTCCCTCCCATCCTCCCACGCGGCGTTTATCCTTGCCCTTCGCGTCCATCGGATCACGTAGACATTATTCTCCCCGCGGACAGCCGAGAGAAAAACAGGACTTAGAGGCCGCAGCGCCCGGGCTTCATGTCTGACCGTCTGGTAGTACGATGCATCTCGACGGCCGCCTAAAGTGTTTGCTGCGTATATCCATTGTCCGCGGTCATCAATCGCATCAACTTGTATGCGCCTAACGGTCTGAGGCGTGAGCAATACAAAGCGCTCGCCCTCTAAATGCGCGGTCGCCACGTCATTCGTGGCACGCCTTGCTCTAAGCAACCCTTTAAGACGATACGTTGTGCCGCTGATTAAAGTCGCGTCCCGGAATTGGACAACCTCGTCTCCAATGCAGGCAACGTTTGCGCCGTTCAGCACGGCAATTTCAGTCACGCTCGATAAAGTGCCACTCAACAACTCTACGTCGAATTGGCTATTCATATCCCACACATTGGGACCGGACCAATTTGGGAAAGGCGTAACTATTCGGCCAATAGTGCCGCTTGTGTATATGCTTAGCTGATAGTCCCACGCCGGCCAGTTAGCCGGTCTGCGTTCGATGGCCGCGCCGTTCCATCTGCCGCCCACAAATGCAAAGACCGCAGCGTATACACCTCCGTCATCATCTTCTGCCCTCAGTGCCGGCAGGTTCATAACTTCGAGGTGGGTCATCGCCGGAATGGTAATGCCGACCCCGGGAGGCGTTAGACCCGGAGTGGCAGTTGCCGAGTACACGACCCCGGAATGGTCGACCGCCTCGAAATTGACTAGAGGTCCGGACTCCGACTTGCGAACAATGCGGACACTAAAATTAGCGGCAGGCGTAACTAGCGAAACAATGTCGCCCGGCTCGAGGTGCGACCATTTACGAGTTGTCGAAAACTTGCGCTGGTTGCGAGCGACCCACGCTTCGGTCAACAGTATTTGAGCGGCATCGGCTGCGCGCTGATCGGTCAGGGCAACAGGGATATCCAATTCGATCACCTGCTCGCTGCCGGTGGTCATCCGCCTAGCGCTTTGTGCGCTCACCTGATAGTCGGCCCCTGTGCTTCTATAGCGCAGAGTGAGACGCGCAGGCAGGTCAGTTTCTTGGGAGCGAGAACTTTCGATCAGATCAACCGTATCGTCCGTGGCCGATGCCCCGAGATCGTCTGCCGTGATGGTCGCAACAGTGCTCCCGTTGCGTTGTGAAAATCTCAGCTTGGCGTCTGACTCAACACCGAAAAACGGATACACCCTTGACAGGGCTTCAATTGCCGACCGGGCCGTTTGAGATTGAGACAGGCCATATCCGACAACGGGGTCTGTGAGAGTGGCTGTATCCAATTGACCAGCCGTCAAGCCAGCCCTTTGCGCCAGCGCAGAAACCACACCGCCCACAGTCCTAGTGGTCGATGGCCCGCCGCTTAAACGGCTGTAGATGTAGATATGTCGCTTAGCCGGCGGTGAACTATTTGAGGTGTCACCTGTAATACAACACAACCCGCGATCCGCATAAATTGAAATGTAGTCAGCATCGAAACTGGCCGGCAGAGACGGGCGGTTAGGCGGTTCGCTAGAGTAAAAAAGCATGTGCCGGCGTAAAACATTGTCCCTGCCTATTTTGTAAACGCCTACGCCAGTATCCTCCCCATAAGCTGAAGGTGTGCACCATATATGCTCTAAGTCGCTTTCCATCATTGCGACTTCTTTACGGCCAGACCTTTGAGTTACCGGAGACAATCCAAATGCGACGCGATCTTCGCCGTTTAAAAAACTTGTCGTCCCGCTTTTAACAACATCAATAGAAATGCCGTTGTAACGAAACAAAAAAAACTCTGTTGCAGGCCCATTCGCAATGGTACTGGTCAATACAACGTAATGGGCAAAATCAACACAAGCGATTAAAGCGACGATTAGTTTTCCTTCAATCGGCGTGCCGACTATCAATTTTTTATCGTTGTCGTTTTCCCAGCCAGTCAAATACAACTCTGGCCTTTCTGGGTCGTTTGCATTCCAGTTTAGATTCCCGGTTTCTCCAAGGCGCCATACGCCAAAATCAAACTCCTGGTAAAACGAAGGGAGGTATATGTCTGCACTTGTTAGGTGCGATGACCCAATGTAGTTTCCCGTATAGTCGTAAAGCCAAACCGGAGGGGCTATCAATTTGTTGAGAGTCCTGGGCTGTTCAGCAATACGAATAACTCCGTTAGAAAATCCGCATATAACAGTTTGTGGAATCGCCTTTGAGATCGGCGAGTTAAATTCCGTCGAAAGCACTCGGAAACCCGGAGCGATACTGCCGCTTTCGACTACCTCAAATGTTAAATTGGGTATGCGGTTGCCAAAATCCGCCAGCTCAAGGTCGCGGAAAACCACATACGCTAAGCCTCTGTATGCTGGCACGTTGCCAACGCCGAGAGCCGTCTCGATTGTCGGGTCGGGGAGTTGAGTGTTGGAGCCGACATAGACTGTCATAGACTCGCCGACTCGAATACTCCCGGTGATTGCCTCGGCGTCTGCCGTCTCGCTCACGTCGTAGACGAGGCGAGAGTCTGCCCAAATTCGGAGCACCCCAGAGATTGGACCTTCGCACAGGCCCACGGCAAAGCTTGCGCGGTATGAGTACTCAACCGCTGTTTGACTAGGGCCGCCTTTACCCCCGGCGTCCCGTTCGGTTCGGGTTTCGATTAGATCGGTTGACCATATGATGTTGCCGGCCAGCCTCCACGATCCATAAACGACGGGGATCGTCAAACCGAGCGTGCTTGACTGGACCGACAGCTCACTAAGCCGTGGCCCTTGGGAGACAATCTCTTCCGGGAACAACCACCACCCGGCAGCATTGCCGATGGCGGAACCAATGGCCGCG